GAGAATTATCTCTTATCAAACTATCAGAAGTAGAAATTCCAGTAATTCCGTTCAAAGTGTTTGCAGAATAAGAATTATTCTTAGTTCTCCCGTTGAGATTAATCCTACCCCAAGAAAACTCTCCAAAGTAATTTGAGGTTGTTATACCACCAGAATAAGTAAGAGAACTTCCAGATTGATCCATCGTTACTGTAATATCATCCATAGTAATTGTATCAACACTAAAGTTAATAGTTCCAATACCAGATATAACAGAATTGACTCTTAAGACACTTGTTGAAATTCCACCAACGTTTCTAGAAACAACTTCAACTCGTTTTGCTTGATGTATCGTATCAATAAAGTGAGTTGCTAATCCTATTACATTTGTTGCTGTAGTATCAAATGTGTTTACTGATGAATTTCCCGTGACACTAACATTTGAATTGAAAATGGTAAAGTAATCGTTGACAGATAAAGAACTTAAAGTAACTGCAGTTCCAACTAAGTCGGCATTTCTAAGGAAAGACTCATATGGAACATGCAAATCTACAATTACCTCATCAACTCCACTAATCGTTGTGGTTCCAAATCCTACGATTACTCCAGAATCACCAGCATAAGAAGAAACATCACATAACTCTTGAGAATATGTGTGAGGTTCAATTAATACACTCGGAGGATTACTAGTGGTATATCCGGTCCCAGCATTTGTTAAAGTAACAGAAGTAACTTCACCAGATGTTATAGTCGCAGTTGCAGTCGCAGTTGTGCCTAAACCAACTGATTGAGATATATTACCAATAGTGACCACTGGTGCAGAATCATATCCAGATCCACTTTCAGTAATTGAAATAGAAGATATTGTTCCAAGTCCAGATACTATAGCAGTCGCCGCAGCAGCAACCTTATTAGTATTTTCTGATACAAATTTGATTTTATTTTGGAAATTTAAATTTGAACTCTCATTTTGAGAGTTAAAGATAGGTCTTAAATTATCAACATAAATTGCAGTAGAACCAACTCCTACAGATTTAATAATATACGCACTTGGATTAATTACTGGTTCATATAATTCTCTATCTTTTCCAACAGGAATTTCATCAATAATTTTATCTTCAGTTTGTCTACACCATGTTACAGATCTTTCAAGATCAACATTTGAAGTATTACCTGGTCCGTAGTAAGGATTTGTTTGAGCACTACTTGTGGAATTGATTAAAGTTACAGATCTTTCATCTTCCGTCAGGAATGAATCCTGAGTTGCAGAATCATGTTTAATCTGAAGAGTATCACCTTTTTTAACAGTTTCAATAACATCTCTGAATACAACATCAGCATCACCACTACCTTTATAGAAGAGTATTTTAACTGTATCACCTACCTTAGGTGCTTCAGTAAAGGTAACAAAATTACCCCCATCAAAAGTGTAACCTTCTCCTGGAACTTGTAAAATATTATTTACAAATACAAGAAGAACATCTTGAACATTAATTTTAGAACCCTTAGCAGCAACAATTGATACTGCAGACCCATTTTGAAGAAGATTAAAGTTTCTTCTTATTCCATTAATTGATCCACTTACATCATCCATTACTTGGAGTGTGCCTAATGACCATCCCGTAAATTCATCGGTAGCAACTTCATCAACAGTGATTTGGAATTCATTTCCACTGTAAGAAGATGTAGTGGGGATACCAGTAGTTCCTCCTATTGCAACAGTCAAGATTTCACCATTACCAAATCCATAACCTGTATTAGTGATTTCAAAATCAATAACACTTGAACCCTGACCAACAACAATGTCAATCTTTGCCTCGGTGCCTACACCAGAAACTGAGGAAGATGAATATTCAAGTGTAAGGTTAGAATAAGAAAGTGGTTGATCAAATACAACGTAAGGAATATTTGATGTAGTATATCCAGTTCCTGGATTAGTAATAGCCACACTTACAACGTTACCGTTACTAACAACAGCAGTTCCAATAATCTCAATACTTGGTGTTCCAGTTGCAGAAAGTCCTACACCAACATTTACAGTTTGAATACCAGATCTATAACCAGATCCACTGTTACCAATAGAAATTGATTGAATTGTACCAAGTCCAGAGACAACAGCAGTTCCTCCCGCAGCAACAAGAGGTTGATATCCTAATCCTTCAGTAGAACCAACAGAAACAATAATACCACCTTTGGGGAAACTAGAAATACCAACATCTGATCCTAATGGATCTGTTTCAGTTCCATTAAATGTTACTGAGGTAATTCCTGCTGACTCATTGAGAGAGTATTGATTTTCAGAACCAGGTGTTTGGAATACATCATTAACAAGAATTATTGCATTTTCTGTCGAAATGTCAGTCACATCAGTGCTATTTTGATATAATCTAAATTCATTTTGAGTTCCATTAAATCCTTTAGAAATATCATCAAAGACATAGTTTTTATGATAGGTTTCATTAGATGAATTTTCAATACCGGATCTAATAAAGGATCTTCCTTGGAAACTAGAACTCGTTGTTATGCCAGTCCAATCACGTTCATCAGGTGCATTTGTTGTAGAACCAATTGGAGTATTTCCGAATGGTGCTTCAACAAAATTGAGGTGATTGTCAACAATATTATAATTACCATTAACTTTGGTTATCAAGGCACCAGTACTGAATCCCGATAATTTAGTTCCTAACCATGGTCTTCTGACTCGTATTGAATTGGTATCAGCGATACCGATACCTTCAATCTTCATAATTTCATTTCCTATCTGAATCAGATCTGAACCAAAGAATGATGTGATACCACTGAACTTCAATATATTATCCGCTGCAGTGATTGATTCGGCAAGGGTTGTTGTAATTGCTGTAGAGACAACAGGTGATTGAATTACGTTATCAATTGCCACAATAACCTTCGCATTTTGATTTGTAGCAATAAATCTATGAGAGGTTCCAATACCTACACTTTCAAGTTCAACAACTTGAGGAATTGACTTAAGTGCATTTGCAGCACTAGATGCAATTCTAATATTATTATCATCTACCTTGACAGCATACAGATTTTCACCTGGTAAGAATGTTGTAGAAGATGCTCCTACAAAACTAGTAGTCGCAATTCCAACAGCAGAATCAGTATTTCCAACATGAATGTATCTAATTTTTTCGCCACTTACGAAGAAGTGATTAGGGATTTTAATAGTGTTATCAGCAACACTTACAATAGAACTATCGTCACCTTCAAAATATCTTTCAAAGACTTGTAGATTTTCATGCTTGAGTTCAAATTCTCTCTTAATATCAGACTCAGTTCCTTGATAGGCACCCAATGAACTATTAATAGAACCATTAGTAAAATCAATTTCTTCAGATTTATCCTCATCTTCAATCAAACAAAGATTGTTTGAATATACATTTACGACGGTATTAACACTTGCTATTGGTGTGTAAACAAGAGAAACAGTTCCCGCTGCAGATACCCTCGCTCCAAAAGTTCCAAAACCTGATGTTGTTGAAGATTCAATAACACCATATTCAGTCATGTATGTATCTCTATCATTAGTAGAGTTTGTATAATCATCCAGAAGAATGATTTCAGACAATTGATAATTGTTATTAGTGGTATCAACAACTTGAACTAAGAAATATCCACCATCGAAACCATCATCAAATTGTGAAATGGTATTAATTCCTGGAGTAGCAGAAGAGGATATAGATGTCGTCTCAGACTTAATACGAGAATTTTTCAAATCAGCAGTTCCTACTCCAGTGAAAGTATCACTTGCAAGACCAACTTGAATAGTATTGATAACTCCCGTAGTTCCAATACCTGTAGAGGTAGGAATAAAATCTACCTTAAGATTTGAACCACTAATATATGCATGATATGTTCCCAATCCAACATCAGAATATTCACCTAATGACGTTGATAATCTACCATAATCAAGCAATTCAACATTTGAACCATCATGAACGATGTTAAGTTCAATAGTTTCAAATTCTTCATTACTTGAAGTGTCTGGATTAATTTGAACTAATACTTTTGCACTTGTATAAGTATTTGCGATAGAAACAATATTCGTTGTAACACCAGTAGTAACAGGTGAACTAGTTGATTCAATAAGGGCAACACCACCTAAAGAAGTTGTTCCCACACCAGCAAATACATCATCTAAACCATAAGAAAGTGATGTGATATTATAGTCATTAATTTTGAACTTAGTTGGGAAGAATCTTAATTCACCTTGTCCAGAGTTTATGGCAAAATCAAACGAACCTTGATCGTATTGAGATTCAACTCTTGCATACTGATTAAGATAACCTCTAGATCCATCATGAATAAGATCAACAAGAAGAATTTGTCTTTGTGCTGCGAATCTCTTATCTCTAACAAGTGTAATATATTTTTGAGAACGAATCTCATCAACGTTAAAAGAATTAATTACACTAAAGGCAGTTGGTCTGGGATTGCTATTAAATTGACTTGAAATATCATCTATTGATAAGACACGGTTTCCAACTGATTCAAAGTAATCAGAAAGAATACGATTTGAAAAAATTATCTCATCAGATACTAATTTATTATTTAAATTAAAGTTGTTTTCTTTAACTAGATCAAAGTCAAATACGCAATTCAAATTTACAACACTATCAACATCGTTAATAATAGTAAGATTAGTAAGATCAGTTGAAACCCCAACAGTCATACTATTATCAGAGTTTGATTCTAATTGATAATCTGCAAATTTTCTAAATCCTAAAGTATGATTAGTTGTAGAAACAGGGTCATTCCAAGTATCAAAATCAATTCTTGATTTTAAAGAATATGAGAAGTTTTGATAATACAAACTATCTTGAATTCTTTGCAAATCAAAGTTCAAAAGACCAGAATCACTTTGGCGTCCCTTGACTGTTTTTACACTTGAGTTAGTATTGGTGTTTACATCATAAGATTCTACAGATGTTGATATTCCTGAAATATTTGATGTACTACCTTTTATAACATCAGAGGTATTAAATACGTCATCAGAAGAGATAGTTAAAGTGTCGATTTTTGCATCCCAATCTTCAACAATACCAACTTTTGATCCAGAAGAAACTTTTTCTCCTTTGATATAATTTTTTGTTTGTAATTTGACATCAAAAATTGCAAAATTCTTTTCAGCAGTAATTCTTCCTGATGAATTAAAGGAGTCAAATGTTCCTGGGAATTCAGAACCAGTCAATGAGTCTGAAATGTTATATCTAACGGAACCAATACCGCCAAGATTTTCAGTAACAGCAGTTAATGTAAACAGTTTGTAATTATAGTTTGCAGAATTAAATCCTTTGCCAGTTGAACCAACACCGACACTAATATTTTCAACTAATACTTTATCCCCCACCTTAAATGGGAAGGAATTAATTGTACTAAATCCAACTGAAAGTGTTACATCAACATTTCCATTTGAACTATCATAAGCAATAGTATTGATACCAACTCCAGAGTCTGTTTGGGTTGGAATAATCTTAGGAGTTGCATTACTTATTCCATTAGTATTTTTAAGAATTTCAATACTATTGTTTGCTAATTTAAACTTCAAATCAATGTCATTTACAACATTATTTGTTTTGCCATCAATGACAATCAGTTTCGGTGCTATTTGATAACCTCTACCGAAAGAGGTAATTCCTACAGACTCAATTTGTGCTAAACGATCTATTTTTAGAATTTGCGGATATCTAGCAGTTGGTGATAAAGTTTTATCGGAAGGTAATTTATAATTATCAATATTGTTGATATCAATATTTTTGACCTTTCCAATGTCATTACTGCTTGTGAATAAAATAGCATTTTTACCTGCAGCAGTTGTAACTGTTGTAATTCCAGGTAATGAATAATAATTTTTACCAGGAGTTTCTATAGATACTTTTGCAATAGGTCCATAAGTATGTGTACAATCAGTTTCATACTCAATGGTAGATGTTGGTGAAGTATAACTTGTGCTTTCTGGTGTATCTCCTAAAGTATAAGTAAATGTAGTTGTGGTTCCTACATTAACGGAGTATGTTCCATTATATTCACTAAACTTACAATTGATTTGATTATTAGAATTTGCCTCTTCATCAACTATAATACTTGTTTTTGATGTAGGTATGCTAGATTCTTTAATAACATCAAGTTTGTAATATAAAACCTCTGGGATATTTTCATTTACAGTAAGAGTTGCTTTTGCACCAGCACTTCCAACATTTCCAGTTTTTGTCAATTCAAAGGTATTATTTGTGTCAGATTTGTTCCATATTTTAGTAAAGTTTTTATCAGTATAAAGATTAAACTCAAAGGCAGGATATTGTGTGCCTTGAACAGTATATCCAAGAGAAGAATCTGAAAGATCGAATTCAACTGTTGAATTTTTATATACTTTCAGAGAAGGATTGATTGGATTTATTGTTCCAAGTGACGCACTAGAGAGACCAACTACATTGGGTTTTTCTATTGTGGCATCATGTTTAGTATTAGCAAGTTTAATTGTGTTATTATCAACTTTGATTACATAATAAATTTTCTGATCAACAAGTCCTTCAATAGGCACTGATGATGTATGGATAATCTTATCACCTGTGATAAAACCGTGAGATGTTACACTAATTGTATTATTAGTAGTGTTTACGCCCACAGTAGTAAATCCAACAGGATCAACAATTACTCTTCTGTTAAAATCATTATACTTTAGTGTTTTAGTAATTGTATTATTTGGACTTACACTGATAGAAATATTATGCGGCGAACTTAACCCATGAGTTGATGCAGTAGATACTGTTACTAAGTTTCTTCTTACCTCACCAGTGAGCACACTATGATTAGTTTTAAAACTATGAGTAGTTCCAGATCCAACACTTCTAAAGAAAAGTGTGGTAGCAGATCTGTGAGTGCTAGCAATTCCAACAAATGTTCCAGTAGTGCCTAAACCAACTCTAACCGTAGCAATGCCAATTAAATTATCATCAATCTTTGCTACGAATACTTTTTGGCCATCTATTAAAGTAATGCCAACTCCAACATTTGTAGAGTCCTCAACAATAATACCACTACCACCAGTTCCTGGGGAGTAAGTCACTTCATCACCAGTTTTAAGATTATGATTTTCAATGAAAATTGTCTTAGTTGGAATGAAAATACTGGTTATACCAGAACCTGGGTTAGAGAATGAAATTGTTGTTCCAACACCAACACCTGAAATAGTTCCAAGTCCAATTACTTCTGGATTAAAATAAATTTGCTTATTAATTCTAAAGTTATAATCAGTTTTAAATCCGGCATTGATAATAATTTTTCTTGGATCTTCAAAAATATACTTTCCAATAGTGTGAGACGTTCCGGTTGTTCCTTCAACCTCTCTAAGGACTCTGATTCTTGATGATTTTGCGTCAACATTAAGAACCTGAACTTTTTCCTCACCAACCATCAAAATATCATTATCCCTAATCTTAGAGAAAGAAAGATCTCCTGATACACCAAAGAATGTTACAAGACCAGTAACACCAACTGTTCCGATCGCAACACCAGTAGTTCCTGTTCCTACAATAGACAGTCTATTAGTTGTTATACCTGCTCTGTAAGTACCTTCGATTTTTGAAGAGGTAGTTGATAATCCTGCAATGGTAACTACATTAAAATTCAAGAAATTATGAGGTTTATCATTGTAAATAACATATTCACCATTTACATCACTAGAGTAAATTTCAACATTTGAGAGAGTGCTTGTTGCCACACTAATATTATTAACAGTTCTGCCTTTCAAATGAGATACTTTTGCAGATAAACCCTCTCCTCTAGTATTTGAATTATCAAATACAACTTGATCTCCAATTCTATAATCAACACCCGCACTAGAAATTCCAATTAAGTCCACCGTTCCGGGTTGAACAGAATTGATCTTTGCAGATTGTTTTAATTTATTTGGAACATCAATATAAGAATATTCTAAATTGTCTTCAATAATGTTATAAGGATGAGTGTTTCTTCTCCACCTATCAGAGTCTAACGATTCTTGCAATGAAGTATTTTTAAAATTATAATCATCAGGTATTGACTGATAATTATCTCCGATCAGATATGGGAATACTGGTTTTTTATATTTTTCAAATACACCTGAATTATCGGATGCTGAATTGATAGTAGTAAAATAAGCATATGTTCCATTCGGATATTCTGGAGTAATGCAAAATCTTCCATTATTTGCATCGAGAACATCATCATCACTCACCTCGAAATGAGTATAATCCTCAACAAAGAATCCCTCAGGGAAAATAGAGGTAGGTGGTCTGTTTGATTTAATATCTATCTTGTAACCAGATTTTAATTGTGTAATTGCACCACCAGATTTTGATGAATATCCATATGGTCCGTATATTGGATTACCATCGTAAGCAAATCCAATAATTGGAGAGTGTTTTGTTGAAGACTGCTCAATACCATTAACTTGTCTTAAATCAGATTCACCATATAATTTGTTGCCATTTTGATCTACTGCAAAAATATTTTCTCTTAATTTTCTAGGTGCATATAAATGAGTGTATTGCAATTCATTTTGAGTTACTCTTGAATCAACAATAAAACCATCATCACTTTCAAAATATTGAAGGTATTTTTCAAATAAATTTACTCTCCAAGTTTTAAGGTTAGATTTAAATTTTGGTGGATTGCTATTTCCAGATGGTGTTATGGTAATTGAAGTTGTGTCTTCCAAATAACCAGCACCTTTTTCAATTATATTGACTGACGTTACAGATCCATTAACTATGTTTAATGTAATTACTGCACCTACTCCATCACCTATGACATCAACATCTGGTGGAGAATTATATCCACTTCCAGAATTTTGTACAATTACTTGAACAATTCTACCATTTTCAATAATTGGTTTTAATTGACAATTAGAACCTGAATTTATTGTAACTTGTGGTTGATGATCAAGATTTAAAATTTCAGAAGATCCATATCCAACACCATTGTTTTCAAGATGTACTGATGTTACTGAACCTCTAAACACAGGTGTGATTGATGCTTCAAACGTTTCTAACCCAATCGACGAAATTCCAACCTCACCTTTTAAAGTAACGGTAATATCAGGGTAATTAAATACATGAGTTCCTACACCAACTGATGTAAGATTTACATATTGCTTAGTTCTATAATAAAATTCTTTATCTGAAGTTACTCCAACCTGAGACAGTTTGAATGAATTATCATTTTCTTTTGTGACATAGTAATCCGTATCAACGTTAAGACCATTTACTGGTGTTCCAACACAAGTATATCTAACCAACTCACCTGAATTGTAATCGTGGTTACTGATAGTAATTGTATTACTTGCAGTGCTTATACCAGAAGTTGCTGATGCAGTTCTTTTCTTATTCTGATATCCTAATCCTCCATCAACTACGTTAATAGAGTCTACAACTGATTTTTTGCTAACTGATTTTAATGAATGCTTGCCGACTCCAAAATCAGTTAAGAAAACAGTGTTGATGCCTAAAATTGCATCATTTTGCCTAGGATGCAAACTTACAGTGACATCATCAATTGTTGATACGTAATATTGTGCATTAGTAACAATGCCTGCAATTCCGTCTTGATTGTTAGTTATGTAAATTACTTCCTCAGCATTTTTGAATTTGTGATAAGTAGAAAATCCAATTCTAGACTGAGTAGATGCAGTTCCAATTACAACCTGATCTTTAGCATTGTCTGCAAAAAACTCAGGTTCATGATCAATGAGTTTCATATTTACAGATGCCACAGCACCTTTTCCATTTCCACCATCAATTTTAATTGTTGGTGTGTTAAGGTAATCAAATCCAGAATTTTTAATTAAAATTTCTTGAAGAGACCCACTTATTGCAAGATATCCAGTTGCTCCAGTTCCAACACTATCTGATATTAAAAGTTCTGGAGGATTTACAATATCTAAGTCTGATCCAGGTGAAGTAACCTCTATTTCTTCAATTGAACCATATTTAATTTCTTGTGTTGACTTATAATTTGAAATTTCAACACCATTAATTAGAATACCAGTAGTTCCGGGTTTTGTCTGATTTATTGAACCATCATTTAAAGGTTTCGATATCTTTCTAAGAAGATTTTGAGGTTTTAAATTTTTAGAGTAAAATTCAAATGGAATAACAATACTATTCTTAACCGATGTTGAAGTATCAACACTTACATACTTTGAGTTGTAAATATTACTTTTACTTTTTGCAAATTTTACTGTAAATGAATTAACTCTTTCAACATAATATTCCCCATCTGCAAAAAGACCAGTACCTCTTACTAATCTTGTCGCACTGTTACCAAATTCATCAATATAAGTTTCTGAAACTCTTTCTGCTGCATAATAGACTTTATCTCCAGTATAAAGCCCATGATCTTTACCCGGAGAAATAATAAACTCAGTGCCATTAAACGTGCCACTAAATTTTATCTCTCTAGAGTTTGTAAGAAGAGGTTGTCCTTTATATGATGGGATTGAAGGTGATGCAACAAGATAATCATCACCACTTACACTTTTGTAAACGTTTTGAATATTTGTCGAATAAATGTTTGCTGTTGGAAAGAAATTAGATTTTGTTTTTGAAATATTTCTTTGAATCTTAAAAGTAAGATTTGTATCAAGTTGACCCTGACCTCTAATTGTGAATGATTTTTCAGTTTTTACGTCAATGATTGATGTAGATAATTTTGTTCCATCAGACAATACTAACGATGCACTGTCACCACCACTGAAAATATTTTCTACATTAAGAGTGATTTCATAAGTAAAATTAGAGGAGTCTATTAAATCAATACTTTTGACTTTATAAATTGGTGCTAAGTTATAAATCCAGTTATTTGTCTTTTTATTGTTTTCAGAGATACCCAGAGACGAAATATTAATTGTTTCTCCTTTTTTTAATCCTTTAGAGTTTGAAGGATTGTCTATTGAATTAATTACAGAATTAACTCTTACTTTAATCACATCACTTCCATCAAACGTGGATGCATAGGCAAAAGTATTGACTCCAACGGTTGATGCATCAGTAATAGTTTTACTTACATTTGATACACCGAAAAATTGTGTTAATGATTTTGATGTATAAGAAACTACACCAGTTGTTGTGTCAGAATAAACTACGTGCAATTCACCGTCTGTGCTGAACCCGACAGTAGAATCAACGTCAAAAACTGTTGCTCCAGCAGATACTTGTCCTATAATTTTAGTGGTTGGTTCAACTTGAAATTCTCCATATGCAGATCCATCAACACCAATGTCTCTATTATATCCACCATCAAATGTCAATCTATAAAATGTTTTACCAAATCCAACATCTACTTTTTCAACAGATGAAATTGGTGCATATGCCTTTTCAATAATATCATCATATTGATCTTGATATAATGTAGCATTTTCCAATTCGAGTGGATTACCTGAAATAGGTTCAACCACCATCTCATTTAATACCCTAAAATTGGCATTTGATGGTGTTACTAAGTTGTCTCTTGGTTTAATTACCTGTACATCTTCATTATAAAGTGCCTTGAAAAGAATTTCAAAAGATCTATCAGTTCCTTTTGAAAGATAAAAATCCTTCGATTGTTTTAAAAATAATTTTTGATTTAAATTTGAATTAAGATTTCTTTCTTCAAATCCAGGAAGAATTTGATGTTTAGTTTTGATTAAAAAATCTTTGAGAAAAAGAATAGATAAATTTTTAATTGTTGCACCAGAATCATGATCTTCTGCAGAGGTAGTTTTAAATACAACATCCTCTGAAGATAGTTCACTTCTATAAGAAGTAATTCCAACAAAACCTCTTTTGCACCCAGTAAAAGAAAAACTTGTTTTTCCAGTATAAGTTATAATTTCATCATCAATTTGAATTAATCCATAAGAATCAGGGAATCCATCTGTTCCCGTAGGAGATTTTGAGGTTGAAACATTAATAGTTGTATCATCAAAATTAATATCACCCTCAAGAATGATTTCTGAAGAAAGATTGGTTGTATTATCAACTTTAATATATCTGTCAATATTCTGAATTAAGTCAACAGGACCACCTTGATACTCTTGTCCTCTATAATATGATTCTAAGAAAGATTCAACAAGTGGAAAATCCTCCCTGACGTATGCAGGGAGTTGATTAGAGACGATTGTGCTAAACTGTACTCTGTTTTCTGACATTTTATGTTAACTTCTTAGTAAGAGGATGATCCTGATGTAGATGCTCCAGCTGTAGAAACAGTACCGGATGCTGCTGATGTAGTAGTTGATCTTGATGTTGTATTAGAGGTCGTGTTAGTTCTTCTGCTAACAGGTCCACCTGATCTTACTAAATTACCATTAGGATAACTTGAAGAAACGTTATAATTGGATGCCGAGGGATCAAGACCCGACGAAATATTATCAACTACTACATCAAAAATACTACTACTAGTATCTAGTTGCAAATAAAGATCCTGTAATCCGACAACATCATTTGAAGTTGGATTTGCCTCAATTTCTATAATAGGTCTTCCATCTTTTAATTTTGCCTCTAAAATATTTACTGGATTCATTGTAATTATTCCATTTGAATAATTAATAAATCCAACATTTCTTCTTACAATTGTTGGAGATTGTGATGAAACTGATGGAAGTGTAAAATAAAACAATATGCCAGTTACACCATCACCACTTGGTAAATCTGACATATAAACTGGTTCCTGAATTCCAGCAACTCTAAAGGAACTTGTTTTAATATTATATCCGTTTTGATTTTTAATATGGAATGGATTACCAAATCCAATTTGATATTCTGCAAACGTATTGAGAACGACTCTTAAGTCTCTTCTCATAGCAACTGTAGTAATATTAGATGTCACAGACTCGTGACTACTATCAAGAATCTTTAAAAACTTACTATATTTAAATCTTGCCCCATACTTATTTAATTCGCTCGACTCTGCATACTTATTTGCATTGTTTTGACAAATAGTAGATACAAAAGCAGCAGATGGTGCTAAATTTGTATTATAATAGATCTTTGAATTAACTTCCAAGTAAAGGTATTTAAGATCTAAAATTTCAGGTACGATTCCAGCAACTGAATACTTTTTTAATTTAAGTTTGATATTTTCTTTGATTGAATTGGGTAAAAAATCACCAAATCTTGGTTTAATACTAATGAATACTTTGCCATATTGTGGTGGAATAATTTCCTCTCCTCCAAAGACTGAGATAGATTCCGTCTCAGGATAAATTTTTGAAGGAATTAGAGTTTCATAATCATTTGCAGTCAACGCACGATTTTGTGATGCATATATTCTAGGAGCATATTTTTTAATTGACTCTACACCTTCAATTTCTTCTCCACCAGATGATATAAGACCAGTTGTGTAAAGTGAAATACCAGAAGTTACGTTATAGTTTTGAGAATTTCTTGTATAAGTGATTCTACCCGCAAATGTAAAATCTGTGATTCCATTTGCTGCATCACCACTCGATGAAATGTAATCTACAGTAATAAAATTGTTATTTTCCAGTTTTTTACCAAAAACATTGTCACCAAAAATTAATTCATACCTTTCATCCTCAGATTCTTGAATAAAATAAACATTTGAATCAGAAGTTACTTCAAAAAGACTGTCTTGAAGTGAATATTTTACAGATTTAGAAGAATTTTCATTTGGTCTGACTGTAACACCAATTAAATCAGTGTCGATTCCAATATTATTCAAAATAAACTTCTGATTTGGAACCCTGGAGTTATATGTAAACGTATTTGTGAGAAAAGTGCCCTCATAAATTGAAATATTATCAAAAGATGCAATATTTTCAACAACAGGGACTGTAATATCGTCTAAAATACAAAAAGTAAACGAACCATTTCCAAAAGATCCTTGGGTTGTTGCTACAATTCCTTTTTTTAAGGTTAATGTGCTTGGTGCTGGAGTAATATTTGTTGTATCTACAAAAAAACTAACAACTGCTCTTGCTGATTTTCTAGATCTTGGTGTATATCCAATGTTTCTTGCTAAAGATACCACATTTTCTCTTAATGTGGCACTATCAATAAACACTTCATTTGCCACCATGTTAGCATTGTATGAAGTGATGTAGGTATTGTATGCCAAAACATCGAGAATGGTCGATAAATTCGACCCTTCAAAGTCATAATCAGTAAAACTGGAGTTTTCTTTGAGATATTCTCTAAGAGTTGTCTTAACCTGATTGAAATCAAGGTTAGAAAAGTTAGATAATGGCATTTTTACCTAGTTTGTTGCAAAATGAATTGTAATTCTTGAGGTGGAATATCAGCACCAACGACTTCATACGTGACTATTACGTCGAAACTATTATTATCAAAGTTTGGAAAGATCTCAACATCAATTAAATCAACTCTCGGTTCATAATTATTGATTGATTGACGAATTTGATCACGGATTGTAATTGCAGAAAGGTCATCAACATTTTCAAATAATGATTGACTAATTTCTGAACCAAAATCTTCATTAAAAAACTTCTCTCCCGGCACCGTAAAGACGATATTTCGGATAGAACGTGCTATTGCATTCTCATTTTTCAAACCAATCAAGTCCCTGTTAAGGGGATTGCTTTGAAATGACATACTAAGGTCTTTAAAACCTTGACTGACACGTTCTAAAGGCACAAAAATACAGCGATTATAATGTATTTATGACTTATCTTCAATCTTTTTTTCGTTTTTTTCAGTATTTTCTCTTTCTTTTGCGGTCTTCCAGAAATATTCATCCTCACGTCCCATACCAAGACGTTCAAATCCATTTTCTACCTGATAATATTGCGTTGAAACCTTAAAATCAGGCATCTTAGGTTCAACAGGTGTCAAACTGTTGTCATAGATACGCATTCTATTGTTAGGATACAATGCATACTGACCATTTTCTAACTCAATAAGATTATGTGACTTATGTTCTGCAGGGTTTTCACTGGTTGCATAGTCCACTACTTCAGGATCTTGATGGTAATTATCTATCGTACAGATATAAGTACCCTTCTGAATACCAAAGTCCCTTGTATACAGTTCATAGTCCATACTACCAATAAACTGCTTGGTAACTGCTACTACACCATAATCCATACAATTCCAGAACTGTAGGTTAGGAAGGTCCATATCGGGGCTAGGAACCTCTGGAGCAGACACAAACGCACTAATAGGTAGTTTATCATACATTGCCGCATATTCCGGCAAATACGTCTCAAAATAAAAAGTGCGTCCAGGTATCGACTTACACGATACCCAAACGCCTTTTACAAATTCACCATGACCAGATTGATGATCAGTGAGATATTCTTTTCTTACCCATACTTCAACTGAAGGTAGGTTACAGATTAATGCAGCCATTATGAATTAATGTA